AATCTTTCGCCGCTTTTATTAGCTTACCATTAAACATATTTTTCTTCAGCACTTTGTTTAAATAGTCCTGCAATATCGTATTCTTTTCTTTTATATCGGGCGAAACATCATTTACATTAATATTAAACGTTGGTGGATTAGCAAATAAAAATCTTGCTTCTTTGTTAATTATTGCCGAAGCTTTTTTATAGCTTAAGTCACTTGGAGTATAATCCGCATTCGAACCCTCTGTAGTAAAGCTTTCACCTGTTTCATACTTCTTATATAAGCCTTTTATCTTTTCCATTTCGGCATAATATTCTTGCCTATGCAATTCCGTTAAATCATCTTCAATTATAAAATACGGAACATCAATAAAAGAAGTTATTACATCTAAATTATCACTTTCTTTTTGACTTTGCATTTTTTCTTCTTCCGACATTTAATAATCACCGCCCTTGTAAAGTTTCCTTAAATTTCTCTCTTGTATTTTTACCAACAATTCCGTCCGCTTTAAGTCCTAATCTTGTTTGAGCTTCTTTGATTGCTGCTACTGACTTATTTCCAATTATTCCGTCTATACCTGATTTTTCAATTAAATCAAATATCCACAAATACCATTGCACCCATTTCGCCCCGTCACCTTTTGAGCCTAAAGTAATTGACAACATTGGCTCTACAAACGGATTGTATTCCGTGGTAATATCTTTAAGAGCTTGTAATAAACAAATATCGAATTGAATTAAATTATATTTATTAACTACATTCATATTGGTATTTACATATGTCGAACTCGTTGCATAACCGTCAGCCTTAATAAATTCCAAATACTGCTTTGCTGTCGTTGCTGATTTTAAATTTGCATATCTTGAACCACTGATAAAATTAAAATATCCTTTAACACCTTCCTCCATTGAATCATACACTCTAAAATTATCTTTTATAGTTGTATAATTGCCGACTGTGTATTCTTCTTTTGTAGTTAGATTTACACTTTTACCTTTCCATGAACTTCCACATTTCATACCAAAATAATTATGATATTTATAACCCAAAGAGCTTGTTCCATATGCACTTTCTATACAAGCTTGTGCAATGATTGGACTTGCTACTTTATAACCGTATAACTTCGCATATTTTTGAATCAACGGAGATATTTCTCCAATAAAAGTATTAATCTGCTGTGCTGTTGCCATTACTTGTCACCTCTATTCCATTAACTTCGAATCCATATTTAACATCGCTAACAACACCATATTTTACTTCATTAACAATACCTTCAACAAGTGTATTCAATTCATTATATGTAATGTTAATATTTAACTTATCGTTAATAAAACTTTGCACTTGTTCCATTACGTAATTCTTTTTCTCTTCTGACTCTGAATCTTCATACAATTGCTCTGCACATCTTACTGCAATTGCAATATAATTTAACAGCTTTTTGTAATTACTGTCATCAATTTTATTTTTAATGAATGGAACTAAATAAGCTGTAGTAAGCAAGCAACAAATTGTTACTAAGCACATAATTATTTTAACAAACATTCCACTAGTCATCTTTCTCATCCTCCCCAATTATATAATAATATTCTTGTATTGTTAGCACTCCTTTGTTTACTCTGTCTAACAATTGCTCTTTTGTTACTTTTAAATTATCATAAAGCCTTTTAAGACTTTCAACTAACATTCTAGCCATTATATTACACCCTCCTCCATTAGCTGCAATGTAAAAGCGTCTATAACATCTTCATCATGCTTTAATTGTTTCAATGACGGCTCACCTTCTGAACTATAATTTAAATACTTTTCTACATCTGCATTAATATCTTCTTCAGACAATTTATAAACAGTCCTAAACTTGTTACCGTCATATTCATAGCCCTGATATATTGTGTCTGATTGTTCATCGTGCCTTGTTATTATTGTTTCATTTTCTAATACTGTTACATCATACATACCGTTTGGCAATTCAACAATATTTACATTTGATTGCTGTTCGTCGAATACCATTTTTGTTTTCATTGCTCACCATCTCCTTTGCTTTCTTAAATATGATTTTAATTTTATGCTTTTTAACATAGTGTTTGCAATCAGAAGTTTTTAACCAACCGAACCTTGAAATAATTGACTGAGCAAGGTCCAATGTTAATTTCCTTTTTCTAAACTTTACAATTGTTTTTCTAAACTTTATAAATATACTACTTCTTACAGTTAAATTTTTCCTTGATATTTTATAACCCATCATATCAATATAATTTACTTGCAAATTTAAAAACTTTTCTGTTTCCTTCAATCGCAATTTCAAAATGTTATTTAAATATTCTGCAATCATATTTCTTGCCGTTTTAATATCTTTTAAAGCTTTACCTATTATCAAAATATCGTCCATAAAGAACAACACTTTATACGCAAGTTTCACTGTTTTAAATTTTCCATTTTTGCATTTTCTAATTTTAAATAAATTTTCATTTGCATAATGATAAACAAACGATAAGAAGAAATTTGCTAAATATTGCGATAAATAAGAGCCAATGCTTAAACCCTTTTCAAATGTGTAAATTAATTTATATACCAAACACAAAAGTAATTCATTATCTACACATCTACGAAGCAACCGCATTAAAACTTTCCTATCAACATTTTCATAGTAATGCTTTATATCACCTTTCCAAGCATACTTAAAAGCTTTGTTCCTTAACCAACGTTTTATAGCTTTTGCTCCCATTAATTGCCCTTTCTTTGGAATAGCCGCACACTGATAATAACCAATTCTTTTCAACAACATTTCTTTCAATCCATTTACTGCAATATAATCATATATTTGCTGTTTAATATCCTGAATTCCTATACGACGAATTTTCTTCCCTTCTCGTCTATACATATAATGTATTTCCTTAAAGCTAATTCTATCATATATTATTTCTTGTTGAATTGCATCTATAATTGTTTCAATTATTCCATCTAACATCCAGTATTCTTTATCTTTAACTATTTTCTTTAACAAAGAAATTGGCAATCCTGAATATTCTTGAAACAATCTTAATGTATCGCTTCTACCCATTTTATCTTGCAAACATTCTCTAACTGCAATTGCAATAAAATTTCTATTTGTAATGTCAATGTGCTTGCAATATTTCTTCATTTCTACCTCTCATCATTTGTTTATTTTAAATTTTAAATTATATTCGTTTCATATAAAAGTGACGTTCAGAAGTTTACTAGCCACACTTTTAACCTTTTGTTAAAAGTCCTCAAACATCGCCATGCTTGAAGTTCCCTTTTGGTACTTATTTAAGTAACTATTAACATTTAGCAATGCTTTCTAAATGCATAGTTAATCCGCTTTTAACGGACGAAATGACGTGCAAATCTGCTCAGACAGTTTTTTTTAATTTTGCGTGGAAATTTAATGAAAATCAGGCGACGTAGTTCCAATTCGAATTCGACAGAGAATTCCTGCAATTCAAGTAAGACAAACCACTATTCGAACCATTCCTCAGGTTACCCCGCTCACGCCAAGTCCTGCATTACTGCAATTTAATTTATGAATATAATTTAATCCAAATTTATTATTTATACTTCAGTTTAAGGGGGAGGCCCCTCTTGCTTCGCAATTCACCCCTAAAAGGGCTACGAAACGCAGGCGACGAAGTTCCAACGCGAAGTCGACAGAGAATCCCAGCAATACAAGCAAGACAAACCACAAGACGAACCATTCCCCAGGCTACCCCTTGATAAATGCTCTCTTGTTCCTGTACTACTTCCGCCAAAATAACATTTATCACCTGTTCCTGAACTATTACCATTTGAATTGTTCTTTGGTATTTCTGTACCCGTTTCTTCATCAATTACAACATCACCTATCCAAAAATCATCCGAGCTTGCTCTTGTTAAACGTCCGCATTCTTTCCAAATTGATTTTACTGTATCAATTGATGTGGTATAAGCTCCAGTATTTTTATTATAAAATACATTCTCTGTTGAGCTTTCCTTATTTATCATTTCATTGCAAGAAACAAAATATGCACCAATTCCCTCTTCAACACCCTGCAATTTGAAAGAATGTTTTCCATCATTTTGAACATAACCGTCATTTGCTTTTACATTATCCGTTTGTCCGCTTACCAACGGCATAGAAGAAATATATGCTGTATCAGGAACCGACATTCCTTCTTTTTCGACATACACATACGCTCCATCTATCTTCGTAATTCTTACACCGTCAGCCAAATCCCTCATTGTAGCATTTCCTCGGTCCGTATTGTTATTTACATTTGAACCAATTGAAACTGTAGCACCTACGTAAAAATTCTTTGCCTGTTCTTCTGTTAATACTACATAATTTCCTTCTGAAGCTTCTGCAACTTTATATTGATAGGTATAGTTTGTACAACCTTGAAAAACAGCTTGAGAAGAACTCTTTGCATATTTAATTCTTAACATTAATTTTAAATAGATTGAACGTTCTGCACCTGAGCCTTCATATCCTTTTCCCCTTGCTTGCATTAATGAATTTAATGATTGATAAGAAACGAATCGTCGAGGACACAATCCTGACGAACCATACATCTTCCCATCAATTTCACCCGCATAATATTTAGGAAGTATACCATAGCCCAATGCTTCCCCTGTTTTTCTATTTTTACAATGTGGCATTAATGTAAGCTTTAATCCCTCCCTTGGCTCTTCAACATCTGACAAGTACCATATCTGCCCATCATCTGTATCTCTTACACCGTAATACAAAGGAGGAGTTAATACACCAACATCCACCGCACCTGTTCTCTTGAAATTGCTTTGTCCCTCAATGCAAATTGGTACCGCTGTGCAATCATCTTGCATTTCAAAATTGCAATCAACAAACCAAAATACATTATGCGTTGAAAAATCATCTTGTCCCTTTTCTTCCAATGTTGAAGGAGTACAACTCAATCCAACACTATCATACATCTTTTCTCCATCAACTGTCTGCGAAACATCAACTGAATAAAACTTTGTTGCAAATAGCTCTCCTGTTGCTCTTGCTTCAAAATATGTCTTCCAGTCGGTAGTTAAAGATTTTTCAATCGACACTACTTTATCATACACCAAATCCAGCGTCCTTTTGTCTGCTATATCTACATATCCCATTTTACTTTAATCCTCCCAGCTTGCTCTTAATATACCGCTTTCTGTTACTGAAAGCACTATACCATTTAAATTATTTTTTATTGCTGTCTCTAAATCTGTCTTTTTTGCATATCCTGATAAATCAATTTCCTTTGTCCCTAACATTTCCCATTTATCATTATACCAAAGATACTCATTATAAACGTTGTTTCCCGTTCCTTCGTTTGGCACAAAATAAAAAGTTCCAAATACTCCCTTTGTTGGCAATGCACTTACAATCTCAATATTTAATTTTGTATATCCTGTTAAAGCTTTCAATATTGCATTTTGAACATACTGTGTCGTTGCACCTGTTGTATCATTTGTGCTCTCGCTTGCCGTCGGGAATTTTACAACTCCTTTAAATTCCGCACCACTCAAATGAGCTAAATTATTAATATCATCCTGCAAATCATCTGATATTTTTTGTGTTTCTTGCTTAATCTTATTTGTATCTGTTTTTAATTGTTCAATCTCACTTTTTGATATTTCATAATCTTTCGCAATTGCTTCTTTTGCCTCTTCTATATCTTTCAACTGCTTATTTGCTTCCTGCACTTTTTCATCCATCAAATTTGAAAATTGCAAATACCAATTAATAGCGGGATTTACTGTTTTAGAAGCTGTAACAACTCCTTCGTTGATTGTATAAGATTTAGGTTTCGTTTTCCACAAATAATTATTTGAATATTTTTCTCCTCCTGCCCATATCCCCACTTGTAACGTTCCCGCTTCATTTGTAGCACCGCTTGAAATTATCCAACCAAATATTATACTATTGCTGTTATACCTAACATTTACCGGTCTATCCTCATCGCCTACATCATTTTTAATATATGATATATGCAATGTCATATCGTTCAAATCAATTCCATCTTGGAACCTGTCAACTTGAAACTCCAAATATTGACTTCCTGTTTCTCCAGCAATTGAAATTTCTTTTGACATATCTTGAATCTCTTTATCCACAATCTTTATTATTGGATAATCAGACACATACTCGTCACAGACAGAATACATCTTAGAATACACATAAGCTTCTTCTTGCTCGTCTGCATCTGCTTCCGCTACTTGCAATAATTCATCAACACTATCCATATTACAATCCTTTCTGCTCAACTGCTATTTTGTTTGTAGTGAGCTTTATTCCTTTTCTTAAACCAAGAATTCTTACATAAAATTTACTTCCTATTAAAATTTCTTTTGGAATTTCACAAGCATCCTCTTTCAAAATTACCGCTTGCTCATTTATTAAATCTGAAAACACTGCTACTTTCCCAAATCCATTCCACATTGAATCAAAAGTAACTTTTAATGTTAGGTAACCCTCTGTTCCTGATACTATTCCTGAAAAATCACAAGCTGAATCTTTTTCTATCTTTTGCCCTTTAACATTAAATTTTAACTCCCTCATAATTCATCAGCTCCTTCATTTTGTTGCTCCTGCAATCTTATTTTTTCCGCTTCTTTTGTTTCAAAAAAGCTCTTTACACAATATACTAAGAATACACCAATAATCTCTGTAACAATCAATCCGCCTAACGTCTCTGCTATATTGTCTTTCCCCAGAAAAGCAAGTATAAAAGGGAACTGCAAATCAATCAACGCTACATTAACTATCTTATTCATCATCACTTTAGTATACGTTCTTACCTTACTATTTCGTGGCTTCATTTTTAACACCTACTAACCCATGCTTGGAACAATATACCTTATCACCCTCTTTGAGCTCATAAGTGACGCCAGGAACAAACAATTTAACAAGCTCGATATTTTCATCGTCATCATAAATAACTTTAGCCTTGCCCGTCCTACATGCTTTATCAAACCAACTAGGAAATTCCTTCATGCTCTTTGTAATTGTAAAGCTTTGTACTTTGCTACTCATTTTTACTCCTCCTCATACGCTCCTAATTTTTCCATCAAACATAAATCTTTATCGCTTCCTAAAACTTTAAAATGTGGCTTCTCACCAGATAACACTGATAATGCTAATTCTAATCCATTATACAATCCACAATTGTAATTATCCGTGATATGCTTTCTTTGTATTTCTTCCAGCTCTTTTATTTCTTTATACTTTTGAATTAAAATATCGTCAATATATTCATTAATCATATTAACCTCTTCTACTATGATTTTTTCTTCGCTTAACATCCGCAACAGTCACATCATCTAAGGCATACCATATCGCAGAAAATGTATGAGGGTCTATGTTAAACTCCCCATATTTTAGGCTTCCGTCTTTGTTCTTTTTATACGTTAAATATCTTAACTCTTTTATTGTATTCTTACATTTGGAAGAACATATTATACGAGCAAACCTTTTAACTTTCTTTGTATTTGCTATTCTACTTCCTTCTGTTTTGCTGTCAGCAAGCTTTTTGCAAGCACGCATTGTAAAACCCTCTTGCTTATAATATTGTATTGCTTTTGGCTCTGCACAATCCGCTTTTATTAACTTGTCTTTAATGCCGTTATCCCATTTAACAAGGTCTAATGCTGTCTTATCGTCTGTCATATGATTTTTGTAGTATTCATCATATATAAACAAATATTTACGCTTTAAATCATACGCAACTTTTAATACTGCATTATAACTCTCCTCAAATCCAAAGTCCATACCAATTCTGTGACATTCTGAATTTATTTCTAATACTGCACTTTCAACAAGCTTATTATCCATAATTTCAAATTGTGGTAACACTCTTAATCCTGCTACACCAAATCTTCCCAACCTTGCTACTAGCCACAAAGCTGTATCGTAATTTTTCATATCATCAAGCCTTTGTATGTACTCCTTAGGTAGATAAGGATTATCGTCACAAGTTGAATGATGATAATATATACCATTTTTAACAAGTGTTCTCATGCTGTAGAATGTTTCATCTTTTAATATTGTTTTTGTTTCACCGTTTTCGTCTGTCTTTTCAAAGAAATTCTGATACACCCAGTTAAACTTCCCAACAGGATTACAAGTCAATATAAAATGCATACTCACTTTAGACGTTCTTACTCTACCTAATAATTCTAGATATGCATCTAATGTTATTTCAGAACACTCCTCAATCCAAACAATAGAAACGTCATTTAGTGATTTAATCTTTTCTGTATTATCCATTCCTTTAAATATTATCCTGCTTCCATTTGGAAATATAAACTCCAAAGGCGAAACTTTCCAGCATACCTTTGACTTGTGCTTTCTTACTCCTTCTTCAGCTAATAAGTTTGCATCATCAAGTATCTGCTTAATTAAATCAAATGTACTTTCTTTGTGTGTCTCATACACTTGTCTAATTACACAAGCTTTCCTCTTTTCAACATACAATTTTAAGATTATCTTTTGCACTACCGAATGTGATTTACCGCTTCCATAGCTTCCAATCAACAAATACTTTTCATAATCCCAATCAAATATGAAGTTATCAAAATGTGGGCTAACATACATTTCACTTTTCATGTTTTATTTTCTCGCTTTCATTAATTGGAACAATTGGGATATTCAAATTATACTTTGACTTTTTTAACATTCTGCATACTGCTTCCCACTCTTGTTTAAAGTGTGCCATTTCAGATTTAGTGTTAAACTTATTCAAATCAATTCTATTAGTTCTTACTTCTTGATTATTCATCCTCATCCTCCCAATCATCAGGCCAATAATCCTTGTCAATTGCTGTTTTAGTAGTCGGAATTTGCTCTGAAACGCTTTCTGAGCTATTCTGATGCTTTTTCTTTTTATTTTGCGGTATATTTTCAGTATACTTTACTTTTTGCTTTTCTGAATCTTCTGATACATTCTTATTAACATCTGCCTTTTTATTAAATACTACTTCTGTATTTGTATTTTCTAACTCTTTATTATTCTCTGTTTTTGGTCCTCTAACAATTGTAATTTGTAAGTCATTTTCTTCCTCTTCCAAATCAATAACTTTATCTCTGTTTCTTTTCCACTTGTCAGGACGTCTGTTGTTTAACCATGCCATACAAGCTGTTACATTAGGGGCTATTTCTTTTGTTGTTGTTTCTTTCATAATGTCAATAGTCTGCCCATTCTTAACTTGTCTGCCGATTGTTACTTTTATTTCTTTCGTTGTAAAACCTAAAGCTGATTTTAACAATGCATTCTCAACTTTATAATCTATTATTTCTCGTCCTGCTTTTAATGCTTTGTCAATTTCTTCATATTTTTGTGCCCACTCAGTTATTGTATAAGGTCTTACACCAATTATTTCT